TAAGTGTAGGGTTTTTTAATGCACCTGGTCTTAGGGGTGCTACACTAAACGCGCCACTTTGTGTGGCGCTTATATATTATTTATATATAGTTTTTATTATTAATTTATTTGAATTTTATTAAGGCGGAGTTATGGGTGCTAAATCTGGTGATCTGCACCATAACAAAGTTAAGTTACTGCAGGAGCAGGATAAGTTCTTAACCCTTATTCGGCAGGGTGTAGACACCGACTCTGCCTTCGCTACCCTCGGCAGGCGTAAAGAGACCCTTAAAAAGTGGCTTACCGATGGCAGTTTCGCAGCTAAACTTGACGATGCACGTATTGTTGGGGAAGACGTTCTGCAGGCTTCTATTGCAGATGGTAAGCACAACATCGACTTTAAAACTTTTTCTAAAGAATTCCTACATTCAGAGGTATTCCCCCACCACCAGTCTTGGATTGATGTTCTAGAGGGTAGGAAGCCCTCGTGGTTGCATGAGGCTATGACCTACGATCCAGGGGACCCACAGCGCCTACTGGTAAATGTACCCCCTGAACACGCAAAGTCCACCGTTCTAACGGTTAATTATGCTACCTACCGCATTGCTATGGACCCCAATATCCGTATCGCAATCGTTTCACAGACCCAGACCCGTGCCAAAGAGTTCCTTTACGCCATTAAACAAAGGCTTACAGACCAGCAGTTTGTAAAGCTTCATCAGGTCTATGGACCTGCTGGCGGTTGGCAACAAACGGCTGACCAGTGGACACAGGACCGCATCTACCTAGAGCGCTCGTCTGGAGACCCCAACCCAACCGTGCAGGCTCTGGGTGTTGGACAGCAGATTTATGGTGCTCGTGCAGACCTAATTATTCTTGACGATATCGTAACGACAACGAACGCCCACGAATGGGAGAAGCAGCTTAACTGGCTGCAGAAAATGGTCATCACACGTCTCGGCAAGAACGGAAAACTGATCATTGCTGGTACTCGCGTATCATCAGTTGATCTATATAAAGAATTACGTAACCCAGATAACTGGGCTGGTGGTAAATCACCATTTACATATTTAGCTATGCCTGCAGTTCTTGAGTTTGCAGATAAACCAAAGAATTGGGTAACACTCTGGGCTAAGTCAGACAGACCTTGGATTGGTGACGAAGACGAAGAACCCGATAAGGATGGATACTTCCCCAAGTGGGACGGTGTAGCCCTTAACCGCAGGCGTTCTGAAGTAATGGCTTCTACGTGGGCGCTGGTCTATCAGCAGCAGGATGTAGAAGAAGATGCCGTCTTCCCACCAGCATTAGTCAACTCAGCCGTTAACCGCATGAGGAAGCCAGGCAACATCCGCATAGGTGCTCCTGGACACCCTATTGATGGGCAGTGGGTTCTTATTATGGGTCTTGACCCTGCTATGGCAGGCAAGACAGCAGCAATCATGTACGCCGTGGACAGGACTTCTGGCAGGCGCATGGTGTTAGACGTATTCAACATGCATGAACCAACGCCTGGTAAGATCCGAGCCTTGATTGAGGACTGGATTACTAGATACCAGCCGATGGAGTTGCGTGTTGAGATCAACGCTTTCCAGAAAGCCTTTGCTTTAGACGAGGACCTGCGCCAGTGGCTTGCCAATCGTGGTGTACAGTTCCGTGAGCACTTTACTGGAAAGAATAAGTGGGATACCAACTTTGGTGTCGCTGGCATGTCAGCCCTATTTGGCTCATTGCGTGATGGAAAGCCCCAAAAGAATAACCTTTTGGAGCTTCCAGATGCTACCAATGAGCACATTAAGGCATTGATTAACCAGCTAATCACTTGGAAGCCAGACACAAAGAATGCTACTGACTGTGTAATGGCTCTTTGGTTCTGCGAGATCAGGGCAAAGGAACTAATCTTGCAAGGCAATAACAGGCAGCATCATCAGTACAACCGATTTGCTACCCGTAAGAACGTTGCCTCGCAGGGTGTAATTAATCTTGACGAATTAGCAGCAGAGCAAAGCCTCATTTACATTTAGGAAAACAATGCCATTAACCATTGAACAGGTCTCAGAGAAGGTAGAAGCGCTCAAAGACCGCTATGCTATCCGAGACCAGCGCATGGCTGATATCACAGCTATTCGCCGTGGCGAAATGGAAACTGTAGCCCCTGAGATGTTCCCAGAGGGTATCAACAAGCCAATGATCGCCAACTTCGTTGACGTTGCCGCTCGTGACCTTGCAGAGGTACTAGCTCCGCTACCCTCATTCAATTGTGGTACAGCAAACACTACGTCAGACAAGGCTAAGCGCATTGCTGACAAGAAGACCATGATTGCTAACCACTATGTGCAGTTCTCTAAACTTCAGACACAGCAGTACACTGGTGCAGACTGGTACCTAACCTACGGTTTCCTGCCTTACATTGTTGAAGCAGACTTTGAAAACAACATGCCACGTATTCGCATCGAGAATCCGCTTGGTTGCTACCCAGAGTTTGACCGTTACGGTAAGTGTATCTCGTTTTCTAAGCGTTACCTAAAGACTATTCGTGAACTTGTGGTTGAATTCCCAGAGTTTGAGCGCCAGATCCTTGGTCCAGACGGATACGACCAGAACCTAAACGCATTCCTAGATCTTATCCGCTATGAGGATGCAGACCAGATTACCCTGTTCCTTCCTAAACGGAAGTCGCTTGTTCTCCGTAATGCTCGTAACCCTATGGGTAAATTGAGCATTCGTGTAGCGCGTCGTCCTGGAATTGACATGGATGACCCACGTGGTCAGTTCGATGATATCCTTTGGGCGCAGATTGCACGTGCTCGCTTTAGCCTTTTGGCCATGGAAGCTGCAGAAAAGTCTGTTCAGGCTCCACTAGCACTACCAATGGACGTTCAGGAACTATCATTTGGACCTGATGCGGTACTACGTTCGCAGAATCCACAGGCTATTCGCCGTGTTGGACTTGAATTGCCTACTGGTGCATTCACTGAACAGCAGGCACTTGAGCAAGAAATGCGCATGGGTGCTCGCTATCCAGAGGGTCGCTCGGGTCAGATTGATGCAAGCATCATTACTGGTCAGGGCGTACAGGCTTTGCTTGGTGGCTTTGACACCCAGATTAAAGCTGGGCAGCAGATTCTTTCCGAGATCCTTGAAGAAGTAATTGCTCTTTGCTTTGAAATGGACGAGAAACTATTCCCTGGAAACAAGGAAATGCGTGGAACGTTCAAGGGTGCACAGTACGATGTTAAGTATTCACCCGAAAAAGATATCAATGGTGATTACACAGTGCAGGTTCGCTATGGTCTTATGGCTGGACTTGACCCATCGCGCGCCCTTATCTTTAGTCTGCAGGCTCTACAGGCTAATCTAATCTCTAAAGACTTTGTTATGCGTGAGCTTCCATGGTCTATGAACGTTAGCCAAGAGCAAGAGCGTATTGACATTGAGAAGATGCGTGATTCATTAGCAGGTTCTTTGACTGCGCTGTCGCAAGCCATCCCACAGATGGCTGCTAGTGGTGCAGATCCATCAGATATTATCTTAAAACTTGGCACTTTAATTGACTTGCGTAGGAATGGCGTGGCAGTAGAAGATGCTGTAATGGAGATCTTCAAGAAGGAAGTTCCACCTCCAGCCCCAACACCTGCGCAACCAGAGGCTGCTCCTGCACCACAGCAACCTGCTGAGGCGCAACCAGCGCAAGGCGCTCCAGGTGAAGCTCCTGCAGGAGCACCTCAACCCTCTCCTGATGTAGCAAGTATTCTTGCTCAAATGGGTGGAGCTGGATAATGAAGCCACATGAGTTTGAGGAGAGGTTGCAATCTCTACTAGACGAATATGGCAAAGCATCTAGTAAAGATGGATCATTCTGTACAACCTATTTTTTAGTTGCAGAGTTCTTTGATGCAAATGGTAAGTACTGGGCAAGTACTGTTTATGATGAAAAAGCTCCCCAGTGGCGTGTAACTGGTCTAGTGCAACATGCATTGGAAAATGATTTTATTAACGAAGAGGTAGAGTAATGGCACAAGGACATGGTGGATACCGTAAGCCTGCTAACCCTGCTCCTGTTTCAGGACCAGGCGCTTTGTCTCGCCGTACAGATGGTGGACCGCAGGCTATGCGTCTAGCTTCAGGTGGCAAATACGGTGAACGTAAGCAGATGGCAGAGATGCAGTCTAGTGCACCAATGAAGGGTGGAGAAGTGCAGCGTATTGCACCGTTGCCACCAGTAACAGGTTTGTTTGAACCAACACAGCGACCTGATGAACCAGTGACAGCTGGTAGTCCACTTGGTGCAGGTCCAGGTCCAGAAGCACTTAACCTCCCAAATGTACGACCTAATGTTGTATCTACATTGAAGCGTCTTGCAGCAATTGATGAATCGGGTGAAGCGGAAGTAGCACTTCAGATGCTCAGCGAACGAGGAATCTACTAGTGCCTATTTTTGATCCAACTCAAACTGGCACCAACTTCAATCCAGTTGCATCACCAGAGCAGAACAAAAAGCCATCTATGGATGTAGCTAAAGCAGCACCTGGCATTTACTCTGCAGCCATGAAGACTGGTCTTACTGCCCAAGAAAAGGGTTTGATTGAGACTTGGGCTTACGTTCAGAATACACATAAAAAGCTTATGGGTATGAAGGCTTCTGATGCTGGACTTGAATTTAGTAAGCTAGATCCAAACTTGCAAGATAATCTAACGTACTACTACGATACAGATTATGCGCATAAGGCTGACGACAACTCTTTCTTTAGCAATCCAACATTTAAAAAAATCTTTGGTACAGACAAAGGTGGAGCAAGTGTTGGTGACATTCTAAAGAGTCCATTCCGTGCGCTGTTTGCACTTGGTGCGGAGTATGGTCGCGTTATTAATACACCAGGTAACATCGCTCAGATGAAGCTTGCTGGTTCCAACGTGTCTATTGATAAAGCACATGATGGTGTAAATCTTTTTAATCCAGAGTATGTTGATCCGCTAATTCAAAAGTATGGTGGACAAAATAGTTATGTAGCAATGAAGTTGCTTTCTGGCATGGTACCTGGTGAGATTATTGAATCGTGGGGTC